CCAACCGCTAATTTTAATCTAAATGTGTTTGTGCCTTTGCTCGATAACGAAGGTAATCTAAATGGAATTGAAGAAATGCTGGTAGCCATGTTTAACAAACTATCAGCTTCTTCTATCGTCTATAATGTAGGAGATGTGAGCGCGCCTAGCGTTCTAAATGCTGCATCAGGCGATCTCTTGACTTGCTCAATGCAAGTCTCAGTCCTAACGAGTTGGAGTTAAACCATGTCCGAATGGGAACTAGAAAATGCAGCCTTCCTGAAGAAAATCGGGCAGGTAGCACCAGCAGCACCAGCACCTAAACCAGCAACTAAGAAAGACGAGGAATAAACCAAATGGCAGTATTTCTAAACAATGGAGTGGTTCTTACTGTTAATTCGGTGGATCTCTCAGATCATGTTACAAGCATCACTATTAACCGTACCTTTGATGAACTTGAAGTAACCGCTATGGGTGATACAGGTCACAAGTTCGTTAAAGGCTTGGAAGCATCATCAGTAACTATCGACTTCCTAAACGACACAGCAGCAGGCGAAGTTCTAGCAACTTTGCAAGCAGCTTACGGAACATCAGTAACAGTCACAGCAAAGCAGACTTCAGCAGCGGTCTCAGCTACTAACCCTCTTTACACAATGTCCTGCCTAGTCAATAACCTAACCGATATTAACGGCGCAGTTGGCGATCTTGGCACACAGAGCGTAACCTGGACAGTAAACGGTACTGTTGCAGTAACAACAGCGTAATAACTAACTAAGGGGCAAAGCATGGCAAAACTAAAGGTTACAAGGGCAGACGGAAGCGTAAACGAGTACCAGATCACACCAGCGATCGAGTATGCCTTCGAGCAATATGCGAAGAAGGGTTTTCACAAAGCCTTTAGAGATGATGAAAAGCAGAGCGATGTTTACTGGCTTTGCTGGGAAGCGATCCGTAGGTCTGGTGAGACCGTTAAACCCTTCGGAGAGTCATTCCTTGAAACCTTAACGCGAGTTGAGGTTCTTGACGATGACCCTTTGGAGTAACGCGAGAGTCCTTCACCTATCTCGTAGCGAGACTATCGCTAGAGACAGGACTCTCGCCACAGACTTTAATTGAACTAGATCACACAATGTTTAGGACTTTATTACAAGCCCTAAAGGACAGAGCAAAGGAGCAAGCGGATGCCAGTCGAGCTAAAAGGCGCAGATAAACTCCGCAAAGCCCTAAAAGAGTTTGAGCCTGATCTAGCAAAGAAAACTACGAAGGAAATGGCTGCGGCACTCAAGCCGATTACAAACAGAGCGCGTGGCTACTTGCCTTCTAACAGCGACATGTTATCGGGTTGGACTCGCGCCAGTTCGTCAAGTGATACTGCTAAATATCGCGAGTTTCCTAAGTATGACCAGACCGAAGCGGTACGCGGAGTTAAATACTCCACACGCCCTTCTAGACCAAATCAACGCGGTTTTGTGTCTCTTGCTCGTATTGTTAATACTTCAGCAGGCGGAGCGATCTACGAGACAGCAGGGCGCAAGTCTCCAAATGGTCAGCCTACAGGTGGCAGAACGCTTGGCTATAGCGGCGGTCGCTTTGGCGCTGGCGATATCACACAAGTGTGGGCATCTGGAAAAGACATCAACAAATCACTAAACCCTAACGCAGGTAAGCAGTTTATTGCTAGGGCAAATGCCACAGGTCAATTAGTTAACGCTCGCCCACGACAGCAAGGGCAGCGCGGTCGCGTGTCTCGCAAGATGACTGGTCGCGTAATCTTTAGAGCCTTTGCTGAAGATCAAGGCAAAGTAACCGCAGCAGTAGTAAAAGCGATTAGCAGTTCTGCTATTGAGTTTAAAGCGAAAACAGGTGTTAAATAATGGCTGATCTAAAGATAGATATTGCTTCGGTATTCTCTGGAAAGAAAGCCTTTCAAGATGCCGCTAAATCAACCCTTAGCCTCAATAACCAGGTTAAAACACTTGCTAAATCTTATTTAGGGCTATTCACAGCTCAGCGCTTGGCTCGTTCTTCTTTCAATGCAGCTAAAGCCTTTGCACAAGATGATAAAGCAGCCAGAGTATTAACACAGTCTTTGAACAACTTAGGCTTAGCCTTTGCAGATCCTTCAGTTCGTACATTTATCGCAGATTTAGAAAAGCAATTCGGTGTACTTGATGACCAGCTACGCCCAGCCTTTCAGCGTTTATTAACCACTACTGGATCAGTTACTAAAGCCCAGTCCTTACTTCGTACAGCGCTAGACCTTTCAGCGGCTAGTGGCGCTGACGTGGTTTCGGTCGCAGGCGATTTGAGTAAAGGTTATGTAGGACAAACTCGCGCACTTGCTAAATACGGTATCGGGTTAACTCAGGCTGAACTAAAGGCTATGTCCTTTGAAGAAGTCCAAATGCGGATTAACAATCTATTCGGTGGACAGGCTCAAACTTCAGTTGATACCTACGCAGGATCTTTGCAACGCCTATCTGTTGCAGCAAATAACGCTAAAGAGATCATCGGCGGCGGCTTACTCGATGCACTTGCAGCGCTTGGCGGCGGTGGAGAAGGTGGACTTACTAACACCTTAAACATAATTGAAAAGACTTCTACAGCACTTGCCACCTTCGTACGCCGCTTCGGTGTAGGTGTTGGTCAACTAGCAGCCCTAGCGCGTGGAGACTTAAAAGCCTTTCAAGCAATAGGCGAAGCTGAGATGAACCGCGGTAAAGATACTTCTGGTATTACTCCAGCGATCAGAGCAGAACTAGTTAAAGCAGCAGCCGAGAAGGCTGCGGCTAAGAACCGCACCGCGTTGCTTAAAACTACTAAAGAGCAGACTAAGGCGATCAAAGAGCAGACAGCCCTACAAAAGGCTGGAACGCTATTCGATATCCAACAGGCTCAGATTATCGCCGCGCTTAAAGGCGATATAACAAACGAAGAGCGCAAGCGCTTAGAACTTCAGTTAGCGATCCTTACTGGCAATACAAACGAGGCATCTAAACTCGCTGGAGAACTTGCCAAGTCTCAGGGGCTATCACAGCAACTAGCAGCATATCTCGCAAGCCTTCCAGATGCTAAGAACCCATTCACAGCGTGGAAGTCTTATCTCGACATGATCGAAGCACAAGTACGCCGCATCTCTACAGTAAGCCCTGCACCTGTTACTTCTATGGCTGAAGGTTATGGCGTAACTGGCACTCAATATTCTCTGCCTAACGGTTCAACACAAACGAGTGCAGCAGGAGTTGATTTCGTAGTAAATGTAAACGCTGGCTCAATTATTGCACAGGAAAGTCTGCAAGATGTTCTAAGAGATACCTTGCTCGATGCTTCACTATCTGCTAAGTTCTCTGCGATCTTCCGACAAGGCGGTTCTTTCGGACTATGACCTTACCTGCTCAGATATCCGTATCTTTCGACTTTACTAGTGGCGCTACCTTCGGGTATCCCTTTACTATTGGCGATCCTAAGTACGGAAAACTAGGAACAGGTACTTTAGCTTCTAGCACTACCCCAGAGCCTACAGTCGATCTCACGCCTAATGTTAGACAGATCACTATTAAGCGCGGTCGTAACATCATGCGAGATACCTACGAAGCAGGATCTTGCACGGTTCGAGTCTATGACGAAGATGGATCCTGGAACCCTCAGAACATCAATTCTCCGTATTATGGTTTTCTTACTCCGCTTCGTAAGCTGCGTGTATCGGCAACAGTAGGCGGAGTGGGTTACTTCCTATTTTCAGGCTATACAACCGATTATAAATATTCATACGACCAAGCAGAGAATATTGGCTATGTCGATATCACTTGCTCAGATGCTTTTAGACTTATGCAGCAAGCAGGTATCGTAGGCGTGGCAAACGCTACCGCAGGGCAAGATACTGGAACTCGTATAAATAAGATCCTAGATCAGGTCTCATTTCCTACTTCCATGCGCACGATCGACACAGGTAACACCACCTGCATAGCCGATCCTGGCACTTCTCGTACAGCTCTAGATGCTCTTAAAAACGCAGAGTTCTCCGAGCAGGGCGCGTTTTATATCGACACAGAGGGAACAGCGGTATTTATTAACCGCACAAATGTAATTAAAAAATACGGTGAGACTCCGATCGAGTTTAACCAGACTACTGGTATCCCTTATCGAAACCTTACTTTCGCCTTCGATGATAAGCTCATCATCAACAGCGCAGGCATGACTCGCTATGGCGGAACTCAGCAAGTAGCCGAGGACTCAGCCAGTATTGCCAAGTATTTCCCTCACCAGATCAATGAAAACAACCTAGTTCTCCAGACTGATGCAGATGCGCTGAATGTGGCTAAAATCTATGTAGCAACTCGTAAGGAGACTACTATCCGCATAGATGCCATGACGGTCGATCTACTCGATCCAGATGTACCGACTGCCACGATGCTTGGTCTGGACTATTTCTCAAATCTAAAGATTACAAATGTTCAGCCAGACGGCTCAACTATCGTTAAGACTTTGCAAGCGCAAGGACTCTCATGGAACATCACGCCAAATGCCATGAGCGTAACTGTGACCACACTCGAACCGATAGTGGAAGGGTTCATCATCGGATCAGCAATATCAGGTATAATCGGCACTAACATAATGGCGTACTAGGAGATATAAATGGCAACAGGTTTTCCCTCAGCAACTGGAGATGTACTCTCCGCCGCTATGTATAACGGTTTAGTGACTTTCACGCTCAACGATCAGACAGGCACTACCTACACACCTGTCCTTACCGACCAGTATCAGGTGCTAGTCACCCGATCTAATGCTGGCGCTTCAACCATGACGATCCCTACAAACGCAAGCGTAGCCTTTCCAGTCGGTACAGTAATCACAGTCCTAAACAAAGGCGCAGGAGCGGTAACGATCTCAGGCGCTGTTGGCGTAACCGTTCTATCGGCTGGAGCAACAGCGGCAAGCCCAGTCCTAAACCAGTACAAGTCATGCGCACTAATCCAGACTTCAGCAAATAACTGGTATGTCGTGGGGGCTATTGCCTAATGCTCAATAATACGGTCGCTCTACTAGGGGGCGAAACCCCTGCGGTGGGCGATTACGAGTCTATCCAGACTTACACAGTAGGCGCAGGTGGTCAAGCAAACATCACTTTTACCAGTATTCCAAGTACTTATAAACACTTACAGGTTCGCTGCTTCATATTTGGTTCAGGGTTGCAGTACAACATCACCCTAAACGGCGATACTGGTAATAATTATTCGATGCACAACCTTACAGGTGACGGCTCAAGCGCATCTGCTGGCAACTCAATTAACACTAATAAGATCTTACAAAACTTCTTAGCGCCGACTTCGACCAGTAATCCAAGTCCTAACATCACAGACATCTTGGACTACGCCAACACTAATAAATACAAAACCGTTAGAAGCCTTAACGGTACAGACTCAAACGGTAGCGGTCAGATTACTCTGGTCAGCGGTGGGTATCGTTCGACCTCTGCAATTACAACCGTTGCGATTAACTCAGGCGGTACATTCACTCAGTATTCTCACTTCGCGCTTTATGGGGTCAAATAATGGCTAAAACTTA